GGAATCGAAAATTGCGTTCAATACATACATAATTTTAATCCTGAGAAATCCCAAAATCCTTTTGCTTACTTTACGCAGATTATACATTATGCATTTCTCCGCAGAATACAAAGGGAGAAACGCCAATTAGAAATTAAGAATAAGATACTTGAGAAGTCAGGATATAATGAAGTGTTTGATGACAATAATAGGATTGACGGAGATAAGTATTCAGACTATAATCAGATCAAAGATGCGGTTCATGCCAAGTTACGTAACTGATGAAGATTGCAATCATCACGGATCAGCACTTCGGAGCACGGAAAAACTCTAAACTTTTTCACGATTATTTTCTGAAGTTTTACAATAATATCTTCTTTCCTACTTTAGAGAAGGAAGGTATTACTACGGTTATTGATATGGGAGATACTTTCGATATCCGTAAGAGTATTGATTTTGGTGCATTGACATGGGCAAAGGATAATTATTTTGATCGTTTAGAGAGTATGGGAATTACTCTTCATAGTATTGTAGGTAATCATACAGCATATTATAAGAATACAAACGATGTAAACGCAGTAGATTTGTTGTTGAGAGAGTATGATAATGTAAAAACGTATTCAGAAGTAAGTTCTATAGAGATAGGTGGATGTAATATTCTTCTTGTGCCTTGGATAAACAAAGAGAATGAAGATAAGAGTTTTGGATTGATTAATAAGTCACGAGCATCTATTTGCATGGGGCATCTTGAGTTAAATGGATTTAGGGCAACACCAGGTCATATGATGGAGCATGGAATGGAATGGAGTATATTTAAGAAATTTGATAAAACATATTCTGGACATTACCATTGCCGTTCTAATCAAGAAAATATTTACTACTTAGGAAATCCTTATGAAATGTTCTGGAATGATGTAAACGATGAGAATAGAGGATTTCATTTATTTGATACAGAGACATTAGAACATACACCAGTTAATAATCCATATAGACTTCATAAGATAATCTACTATAATGATCAGGACTATCAATTGTTTGATGCTAGAGAGTTGGAGAATAAGATTGTAAAGGTTGTTGTTCGTAATAAGTCTGATGGTAAGAAGTTTGAGAAGTTTATTGATAAGTTGTATAGTGCAAATGTTGCAGAACTCAAAGTTGTAGAGAATTTTGGTTTACAAGAAGCAGAAGAGTTTGAAGCATTTGAATCTGAAGATACTCTTTCCATTCTTAATCGATATGTGCAAGAGTCGGAAGTAAATCTTGATAAGTCTCGTATTCAGAAAATGATACAAGAAACCTATCAAGAAGCATGTGAGTTAGTTTAATGTTTATTCTAACTATCGAAGGTAAAGAAAGTGAAGGTGCATACTCGGTTATAGATGAAGAGGGAGATCAAGTCCTCTATCTATTTGAAGAAGAGGATGATGCTATCCGCTTTGCTATGATGTTAGAGGAATCAGAACACCCTCCAATACATGTGCTTGAAGTAGAAGATCAGGTTATGCTCAAGACCTGTCAAATGCACAATTATAACTACACAGTTATAACTTCTGCTGATGTTGTAATCCCACCTGAAACTAGTAATGATTTTATTTGAGACTATTCGCTGGAAAAACTTTTTAAGCACTGGAAATCACTTTAGCGAAATAAAATTTAATCAACATGCATCTACTCTCATTACTGGTAGTAATGGGTCAGGGAAGAGTACAGTATTGGATGCACTTACTTTTGGTTTGTTTGGTAAACCATTTCGTAAAATTAATAAGTCACAACTTATTAATAGTATGAATGAAAAGGATACAAAGGTAGAAGTTGAGTTTAGTATTTCAAAAACAGATTGGAAAGTAGTTAGAGGTATAAAACCAAATGTATTTGAGATTCATCGTGATGGTAAGTGCTTAGATCAATTTGCTAATGCTAATGATCAGCAGAAGTGGTTTGAGCAGAATGTTCTTAAGATGAACTATAAGTCTTTTACTCAGATTGTTATATTAGGATCAAGTACCTTTGTTCCTTTCATGCAATTGACTAGTTCTAATCGTAGAGAAGTGATTGAAGATTTGTTGGATATTAAGATTTTCTCTAGTATGAACAGTATTATTAAAGAAAAGATTCGTGGTATCAAAGAGGAAGTTAAGGTTCTTACTCTTAAAAAGGAATCTCTTAATGACAAAGTTGCCATGCAAGAGAAGTTTATGAATGAGATAGCATCTCAAGGTAAGGATAGAATAAATGAAAACAAAGAAAAAATTGCTACTCTTTTTACAGAATCTGATGGTTATGTGTCAGCAAATGAACAACTAGAAAATGATGTATTCGATCTTACAAAACGGCAAGAAGAAGTAACAGGAGCTACAGAAAAGTTACGAAAGTTAGGAAATCTTAAAGGTAAGATATCCCAAAAAGTATCGACCATTACTAAAGAGCATAAGTTTTTCACAGAAAATACGGTTTGTCCTACATGCACACAGTCCATTGAGGAAGACTTCAGAATAAATAAAATTGCCGATGCTCAAACTAAAGCAAAGGAGTTGCAATCTGGTTATAAAGAACTAGAAGAAGCAATTAAAAACGAGGAAGAGCGAGAGCATCAATTCACCACACTATCGAAGGAGATTACTCAACTAACGCATGGCATTTCTAAAAACAATACTCGCATCTCTGGGTGTCAACGACAAATCAGGGATTTGGAATCGGAAATACAAAGACTTACCGATCAACTTGCAGACAGAAATACTGAGCATGAGAAATTAGCTACCTTCCAAGAAAGTTTAAGAACCACCTACGATGAGTTATCTTCACGGAAAGATACGATAAATTATAATAATTTCATGTATGGATTACTCAAAGATGGTGGAGTAAAGACTCATATAATCAAAAAATATCTTCCATTGATCAATCAGCAGGTAAATAGATACTTGCAGATCATGGATTTCTATACCAATTTTACATTGGATGAGGAGTTTAATGAAACTATTCAGTCTCCTATCCATGAAGATTTTTCTTATGCTTCTTTCTCTGAAGGAGAGAAGATGAGAATTGACCTAGCACTCTTGTTTACTTGGAGAGAAGTTGCTAGAATGAAGAACTCTGTCAATACTAATCTATTAATCTTGGATGAAATATTTGACAGTTCATTAGATGAGATGGGAACAGAGTACTTTACCAAGATTATCCGTTTTGTGATTAAGGATGCAAATGTATTTGTTATCTCTCATAAGACTGGTATGGAGGATAAGTTTGAGAACCATATCAAATTTGAAAAAGTAAAAGGATTTAGTAGGATAGAATCATGAAAGCATTAGTTACTGGGCATAAAGGATTCATTGGAAGTCATGTTTATTCTCATTTAGTAAGACTTGGTTTTGATGTTACTGGGATAGATTTTCCAGTTGATATTGGTAATTTTGCAGAGTATAGTGATCTGTATAATCCAAAATTTGATGTGGTAATTCACCTTGCTGCATTTGCTGCACTTCGGGATAGTATAGAGAATCCTAATAAGTTTTGGGAAAATAACGTAGAGAAGTCTCAACCTATCTTTGATTACTGTAGGGAGAACAATGTCAGATTACTCTATGCAAGTTCTGCTGGTGCTCATGGGTGGTGGCAAAACCCTTATGCTATAACCAAGAAGGTAAATGAAGTTCAAGCACCTCCTGATAGCGTAGGAATGCGTTTCTTTAACGTCTGGGCAGAGGAAGGCAGTAGAAAGGACATGTTGTATAGAATGCTCCAAGAAGGCACTGCCAAGTATCTTACAAGGCACAGGAGGGACTGGATACATGTAGATGACGTTGTGAGTGCTATTGGTCATCTTATACCAAGTACATATACTGGACACATTGATATAGGAACAGGAGAGGAAACATCAGTTCTAGAATTGGCAGAAGCAATGGGTATGGGACATTTACCTATTAAAGAGGATACACCTGGTGAGCCAGACACTTTATGTGCTGACACAAGAGAGTTGCGTGATTTGGGATGGTTCCCTACAATAAATATTATGGATACCGTGAAGAACAATGTCTGAAGAGAAGTGCGTCCAGATAGGAAATAATCCTGCAGTTCTAAATGAACCTGACGGTCAGGACAAATATACTGTCTGCCACGGTATGGGAACTAATGAATCAGAAGCATGGGGTGAGAAGGATGAAAGTTCCTAACTGGCAGCATCATTCCAAGAAGGATGCCAAACGAAAACTGAAACCACAGGCACTACGATCTGCAAGAGACAGACGTAGACACCTGATAAACTGTCTACAAACCCGTCCTTCAAGGCGGGTTTCGTCGTATTATAGGTTCATACAAGAGAAAACGAATGCCAGTTCAGCAAGAAATCAAGTCACAACTAGCAAAGTTGCTTGCTACTGAAGACATTGTAGTAGAGCATAAGCATGTTGAGACAGCACAATTCAATACCGATACTCGTGTATTGATCCTTCCTATCTGGGAAAAAGCAAGTAATTATGTATATGATATGCTTGTTGGTCATGAGGTAGGACACGCACTTTTCACTCCTAATGAGGATCCTCCAAAGCATGTTCCTCATAACTTCCTAAACGTATGTGAAGATGCTCGTATTGAGAAATTAATGAAGAGAAAGTATCTCGGAATTGCCAAATCCTTCTATAGAGGATATAATGAGATGCACCAAAGTGATTTCTTTGAGATAGAGAATGAAGATATTGATACTTTTAATCTTGCTGATCGGGCTAATTTACATTTCAAGATTGGTTCGTTCCTTCCTATATCTTTTTCAGATGCTGAAAAGGAGATTATCACTCTAATCCAAAATGCCGAGACCTTTACTGACACCATCGCAGCAGCAGAAGCGTTATATAATTTCTGCAAGCAGGAGCAAGAAACGCAAGAACAAGTTTCTCAATCGACTGAAGGAATTCAGTCAGAACTTTTCCCAGAATCCGATTCTGGGAACGATAGTGTACCTTCTGGGAATGCTGACTCTGATAGCACTGGTGATACTAATGCTTCCTTTTCTGACTCTGATAGCAATGCTCCTTTGGAAAGTGGGAACAGTGATATTGATAGTGATTTTAGGGGGAGCGATCCTGCTTCTTCTGTAGAGGATCCTAATTTTGATGTTAAAACAGCATCATCATTAAATGATAAGTTGAAGGATCTTATATCAGAGAATTCAGCAGAGAATGTATATGTAGAGATTCCTAAACTTAATCTTGATAGTGTTATCGTATCTAATGAAACTATTCATAAGATAGTGGATGATCATTATCTTGCAGCAGAAGAAAAGTATAATGATGCATTAGCAGAAAGATATGGTGAGTATGATAATGTTCCTGAAGGATTAGAATATCTTTATCCTAAAACCACATTCGAGCACCCTGATAGAGAGTATGCCAAATTCAAGAAAGATGCTCAAAAGGAAGTGTCGTATCTTGTTAAAGAATTCGAGTGCAGAAAGTCTGCTTCTGCTTACGCTCGTGCTGCTACTTCTAGGACAGGGGTTCTAGATACAAGAAAACTTCATACATATAAGTTCAATGAAGATCTATTCAAGAAAGTAACTGTTCTTCCTGATGGTAAGAATCATGGTCTAATCTTTATTCTAGATTGGTCTGGATCTATGTCACATGTTCTTCAGGACACCTTGAAGCAACTTTACAATCTAATCTGGTTCTGTAATAAAGTTCAGATTCCTTTTGATGTGTATGCATTTACTAGTGAGTTTAGAAATAGAATAGATGAAACATATCGTGAGTGTCATTATGACAAGTTAAACAAACCAAAGTATCAGCACTATGAGAGAAAAGAAGGATTTCTTCATGTAGATAGTGATTTTAATTTGATGCACTTCTTTACTAGTGACTCAAATCCTAAAGAACTAGAAAAGCAAATGATTAATATATGGAGAACTGCTTATGCATTCACAAACCGTACTATTTTTGATTATCCACATCAATTAGTTCTTTCAGGAACACCATTAAATGAAACACTAGTTGCTCTTCATCAGATTATTCCTCAATTCCAAGAGAAGAATAATGTAGAGAAGGTTCAATGTATTGTTTTAACAGATGGTGAAGGTCATCAACTTCCTTTCAATACAATGGTTGATCGTCATTGGGAAGATGAACCATTTTTAGGATGCAATCAGTGTCATGGTGATCGCTCCTTCTTGAGAGATCGTAAACTTGGTAGAACCTACAAAATTCCTGGTTCTTATAGAAAGTTTACTGATGCTCTTCTATACAATCTTCAAGACAGATTCCCTTCTACTAACTTTATTGGTATTCGGGTTCTTGAAGGTCGTGATGCAAGATGGTTCATTTCATCTTATCATTGGGATAATGAGAAGCAGTTGAAAGATTGGAAGAAGAATAAGAGTTGCACTATTACCAATTCAGGTTATGATGCATACTTCGCCATCTCTTCTACAGCACTTTCTCAAGATTCTGAATTTGATGTAGATGATGAAGCAACCAAAGCACAGATCAAAAGAGCATTTGTTAAGTCCCTTAAGACTAAGAAGCTTAACAAGAAAGTTCTTGGTGAATTTATTGAACTAGTAGCATGAACATCTTTGTAACAGATTGGGATCCATATAAATCAGCAAAAGTGTTGCCTGATAAACATGTGGTTAAGATGCCATTGGAGACATGTCAAATGCTCTCCATTGTCTTCTCCCATTGGTATTA